TTTGGTGGATTATCCATCGGGCACCAGGGGACCAGCCAGGGAAGATGGCTGAGGGTGCCTCGTGGCAGAACAGGGCGTGGGATGTAGTACATCTACAGCACCAAACCACGCCGGTTTGACTGTTCACAAATGTCTCGGGGCGACAATAAGACCACGCAAGATGGTTAGGGTATCAGGTGTTTCACCACCTGTTCAATTGCGTGCCTTTAACAATGACATAGAAACCTTAGAGAGGGCTGTTAAGGAAAGAGTCTTCTTCGTAAAAGAAGGGGGCAAGTTCGTACGTCCACCTCTCCCAAAACCTGGGCATTTCAAGAAACAGCTACAAGCTGCTATTGACAAGCTTCGCCCCTTACTGCCTAAGACCGCCCCGATGAGTCGACGAGCATTCGTTGATAGTTTCGAGGGCCGCAAGAAAGCAAGGTACGAAGCTGCTTTTCAGAGCTTGTTGCGAGACTCGCTCGTGGAAAAGGATGGCCACCCACAGGTTTTTGTAAAGTACGAGAAGACCAACTACACGTTGAAGTCTGACCCTGTACCGAGGGTAATATCGGCACGTTCTCCACGATACAACATTGAAGTTGGTCGTTTCCTTCGTAAATTGGAAAAGCGTATTTTCAAATGCATTGATAAGATGTTTGGGCACACCACTGTGATTAAGGGTAAGAATTACACCGACACAGCACGGTTGTTACATGAAAAATGGAATTTCTTTGTCGACCCAGTTGCCGTAGGCCTGGACGCAAAGCGGTTCGATCAGCATGTATCCCGTGAGGCGCTTGAATATGAGCATATGATTTACAAATGGTGCTTTCCTAAAAAGAACCATTCAAGCAGACTAGCAGGACTCCTGAAGAAACAGCTCAGGAATTTCTGCTCAGGATTTACAAAGGATGGGAGTGTCTCTTACGTCGTTGAAGGCGTGAGGATGAGCGGTGATATGAATACAAGCTTAGGTGCATGCTTGATCATGTCGTCGCTTGTTTATTGCTACCTTGATTTCAAGGGTATCAAAGGGCACTTAGCGAACAACGGAGATGATTGTGTTGTAGTGATGGAGAGAAGGGATCTCGAGGATTTCACAGCCGGTTTGGATAGCTGGTTTCGCGACATGGGCTTCAACTTAGAAGTAGAGGAGCCCGTGTACGTGTTTGAACAGATAAAGTTCTGCCAGACACAACCAGTTTACGTCGGGCCATTGCCACACAATTTTGTCATGGTCCGAGATCCATTACACGGTATCGCAAAAGATACTATGTGCCTCGCTAACGTGTCCAATACGGACATGAACCGGGCATGGCTACACTCCGTTGGGACGGGAGGGATATCATCAACTGGTGGTGTGCCTATCTTCCAGGAGTTTTATGCCATGTATCTTCGAGCGGGAAAGGAAGGCAAGCTTAAATGGGATTTAGGGGACAGCTGGGGTAGAATCATGTTCGAGAGAGGGATGAAGCGTTACTATTCAGACGTATCTCCCGAAACCCGGGCGAGTTTCTACTATGCTTTCGGGATCACACCTGATGAGCAGATTGTATGTGAGCGGTTTTACGCCAACGCAACCATCGACCCCCGAATTCTCAAGCATCCGCTAACCTTCCAAACTCCTATGCCGTGCATGCTTCCATAGCACGGCAATTCCTGGGTACAGTAAACATGGGTTCACGACCATGCCCCTGTAGTGTGCGCTGCCGGTGGGATTTATATACGTGTCGCTAACGTACCGTTCCTAGCTATTGGGTCAAGTTGGTTAAAAGGACCAAAACGGTTACCGTGCTAAACAGAATGCCGAGAGACTGCACGGATCCACTCATAAGTGAGCCAACTTGATGAACAGTCCCGCCCGTGCCATGCGGTATCCAATACAATGGCAAATAAATCAAACCGGAATCAAAAATCCAAACAACAACCAAATGCGCAGACTAGAAATACTTACGCTCTTGTTAAGTCTGCTCCCGCTGCTGTTGGCACTATGGCTAAGCGTCCAGCTCCAAAAGTTGCATTCACAGCAGATGGAAATTGTAGAATTTCTCATACGGAATATGTCTCCGATGTCTATACATCAAGCGCACAAACAGCGACAAGCTTCACTGTAAACCCCCAGGATAATACAACCTTTGGGTGGTTATCCGCTATCGCTACGCGCTTCGAGATGTACAAGTTTGAGGGATTGACCTTACACTACAAGCCGAGTTGTGCGACTACCACCCAAGGATATATTATGCTTGGTATGGATTTTGACGCCTACGACACGGCTCCATCTAAGAATGCCATGATGAACTGGCGCTATGCCAGCAAATCAGCAGCGTGGCAGCCTAGCGCTGTCAACTGCGCAGCAGCTTTGAGCCAAGTTGGTTACAAGTATTGCGAGACTCTCCAAATAGGTGATCGCCGTGTCAGCGACCTTGGGAAGCTCTGGATACTTAGTGACAACTCGGATTCCACCCGCAATGCGGGGGAGCTATTCATCACGTACACAGTCAGCTTTAAGCAGCCCGCCCTTAAGATCCCTGCCGCGCTCTATGGCACATATGTCAAGAACGGCAGTGGATGGTCGACTGAGTACTCGAATATGAAGGCCACGCACGTAGAAGGAGACAAATTCATCGTTTCGACACCTGGTAGATACCTTGTTGTCGTCGATAGTGTTTGGGAGACCTCTAACACAGGGTCTAATATCACCGCATCCCAACCAGCTGATTCACCTAATTCAGAGTTCACTCTGACATCGATAGGGAATCTGGCCAACAGTATCACCCGTGTGATGCAGTATGTGTTGGACCTTAGTGCGGGCGCTGTTCTCATACAGATGTCATTCTTTGGCACTGGCACCACTTTTGCTGCCGTGCTGAAGTTTAGCACGTATGTGAACGACCACTAAGGATTGGTTGGCTAGACTTCGTCTAGCACCTGACTGCTTCTAGTCAGCATGTTGGGACCGGGCACCCGGAATATAAAATGGAGGTCGTCCATGGTGTTTAGTAATACGCAAACTCCCGAGTTGGCCCGGGTTTATGTATAGTCAATGAAACCGAAATCCCGGTATATAAAACGGAGAAGTCATGCTCCGGCGGACGCGCCTATGGCGTAAAAACATAGCTGATAACAGCAGAAAAGTACCAGGGTAATACTGGGTTGGAGTGCGGACCAGATCATCAAATTCCGTACATCTCGCGCGAGAGACAAAATTGGGGAACCATGCCAGCTCTCTCGCCCCGTTTCAAACCGGGAATGTTT